TGAAGTTAGAAGACAAATGAACTCAGTTGTTAAATTAACTGAAACAATTGAACAAGAATTGGCATCTCAAAAATTTTTAGAAGAAAATTCATCTGCTAAAATTATTGGGAAAACAAACAAAAACAATTTAGTTTTTGAAAATAAAGGAAAAGAAATTAAAATCACACCTGAAGGGTTATTAGTATGAGTTATTTGATTTACGTAAACGGTTTAGGTCCTAATTATAAAGGAGACAATCTTTACGAATTCATATTTTCTGATAATTTGGATGTGTGGGGTGAATCGTGGGACAATCGTCCATCTAATGGATACCCTCAACCACCTGATTTAAAATATATTAAAAAAGTAGGAGTTTTGAGAGATACTAATGTAAAATTGGAATTGATTCAAAACTCCGATTTTTTTTCAATGATGGATGCAATGGATGATGTTATTGCATTAGCTTGGGAATCAGATGATGATAATATCAAAAAAAGAATGGTATTTAAATTTGGAACTCCGGAACAAGAAATAAAAGACAAACTTTATGAAAAAGATTTGTTATTAGAATTTGAAAAGAAAGTTATTTATGAAAATTAATACAAAAGCATTAGAACTTATTGAAAAAGGACTATCGTCAAAAACTGTCAGTAATTTAACTGAATCTCAAATTAATGTATTACATAGTAAACTGGTTAATGAACAAGTTACTGAAGTACCGTCAGGTAAAAAATACGAGATTGGTCCAAAAGGTGGAAGTCTACCTTCAACACCTAAGGGGTATGCGGTAAAGACCGACCCTATTACTAAAAAAACTGTTGCCGTCGCAGCTGAAAGTGAAATGAAAGAAGATGAAACTATTAATGTAACTAATGACCCGGATGCAACTGATGATGGGATGGGTATTTTTGAAGTGGAAAAAACCAAAAAACAAAATCCTTGGGCTATATGTCACGCTCAAGTAGGACCAAGAAAATCAAAAAAATGGGAAAGATGTGTACAATCTGTAAAAAAACAGTTGGGTGAAGGAAAAAATGTTGTATCTTTGTTCCTTGAAAATGAAATTATGAAAATAGTAGAAAGAAATTTACCTCCAAGAATTACTAAAGGTGAACTTGTTAGGTATCTTACAGAAGCTGAAACGGCACCTGCACCGACAAGAGTGAAACCAACAACAAAACCGGGAACAAAACCAAGTCATCCAGGCAAGAATCCAAACCCTGGTGTCAATCCGGCACCAAAGGCAAAAGGAGATACTAAAGTCGCACCAACAAGAGTAAAACCAACAACAAAACCCGGAACAAGACCAAGTCATCCGGGTAAAAATCCAAACCCTGGTGTTAATCCGGCTCCAAAAGCGAATAGACCTTCTCCGGAAGAAGCGAAAGATAAAATTATGGATGTAATTATGCAAATCTTAGAAAAATAATAATGGCAAAGAAAATTAAAGAACAAATAGATTACGGGAATAGACCTGAAAGAATGGACCCAAATTTGGAAAGAAAACTTGCAAGTCCTGAGGGGTTATATGCTCAGAATCCTGCTATGAAAAAGAAAGAAGGGGACGTTCAAAGATTGATTAGTAATCGATTTCAAAAAGTTGCAGAAAAATTAAGTGAAGTTACTGGTATTGAAAATTTAAGTTCTCAACAAACTCAAAGTATGATATACCAAGAAATGATGAGAAAAATACCAAACATCCTGAGAATTGAAGCTGCTCATAGAGATGAATTAGAACAATTAGCGATTGAGTCTTCTTTGGAAGAATCCGAAGTTCCAGCAGATTGGTATAAAATTGAGGCTTATTTAAATCGAGAACCAATAGACATTTCAAACTTTAGAATGAAACCTGAAGAAGAAAATGATGACGAGGAAGAAAAAGAAGAAGGAATTGAAATCCCATCTTTTGATGTTGAGGATTTAACTAAAAATGAACTTTTTGAATTAGAAAAACATAAAAGAAATATTATCAACGCGATTATTCAAGGGGCTGCGAAGAAAGGACATTATATGTTTCAAAAACCGGATATTAAAGCGAGACTTGATGAAATTGACCCATCTCTTTATAGAGATTATTTAGGTATTATGGCAATTAATGACTTCCTATATTTTAGTATGGAACAAATGATTGAAAGTTTGAGTCAAACAGGTCAAGGTGTTGCAGGTAAAGTTGAGTTAGGAGATAATGATGACGAAGATGGAGAAGAAGGTGGAGAAGGAGAAGAAACTCCGGATACTGTAATCAAAGCATTTGGTTTAATTTTTCCTATTTTATGTCATGAAATTATTAAAGGTTTAGAAGAGGCTAAAGGTAGACATGGATTACCAAAAGACCCTGAAATGGCTCAAAGAGTTATGGGACAAACAGATACATTAAGTAACGAACCAATGCAATTAAGGATTGGTCCTGAAATTGTTGAACGAATTAGGTTTGCTTTACCTGATGATATATACGAACCTGAAAATAAAGGTTTAATAAACTGGTTTCATACTGTTTTATACCAAATTGAAGCTCAAGAATTTTTAGACATTATTGGAAATGCAATCTCTGAAGACTCTTCAAAAGTATCTAAAGCATCTGCAAGATTTAAAGAAATCATGGGAGAAGCGATTAAAATGAAAGAAGAATTTGAAGATTACAAAGAAGAAGAAGGTATTGAATCTGATGATGAAGATGACGGATTAGATGATTTCTTGGGTAGTTTAGGTATATCGAGACCTAAATAACCAAAAAACATCTTTTGAATAAAGAACAATTAATAATTGAAGTGACGAAGTGCATGAGGAATACTCCTTACGCACTTCGTACTTATTTACAGACATACGATAATACGGTCTCAAAATACGTACCGTTAGACCTATTCCCCGACCAAATTACTCTTATTGAGGATTATGATAATCACAATGAAAATGTCGCTCTAAAGTATCGACAAGCGGGCGTATCGACCGTAACTGCCGCTTGGGCGTCAAAAAAATTAGTCTTTGCAAAAAAAACTAAACCTGAAAAAATATTAATCATTGCCAACAAGTTAGATACTGCGGTAGAGATGGCTAATAAAGTTAGAGGGTTTACAGAACAATGGCCGTCATGGGTCGGAGTTGGATTCTCCCAAGAAAAAAATGCTCAACGACATTTTAAATTAACAAACGGATGTGAAGTTAAAGCGGTTGCAACCTCTCGAGATGCTCTTAGGGGTTATACCCCAACCATATTGATATTTGATGAGGCGGCATATATTGAAGCTGATGGTGATTTTTGGGCTGCATGTATGGCATCCTTATCCACAGGGGGTAAGGTTATAGTTGTTTCCACTCCTAATGGATATGACCCAATTTACTATGAAATTTATGACCAATCACTTAGGGGTATGAATGACTTCAAAGTGACTGAAATGTTTTGGCATCGTGACCCACGATATACAAAAGATTTGTATATGGTTAAAACAAACGATTTAGTTCACTTCTTATTAAATCGAGAAGAATATAATCTTGATGAGGTTGTAGTCAATCTATCAATGCCTAACCCATTTGAAAGAGACCATTCAATTGTAACGGATTATATTGAACAAGGGTATAAACCATGTTCTTCATGGTTTGAAGGAATGGTTAAGAAATTAAAATATGATAGACGTAAAGTTGCACAAGAGTTAGAATGTAACTTTTTGGGTTCCGGAGATAATGTATTTGATTCGGATATGATGCAAGATATTTCTAAAAATCAAGTTAAGGACCCACAAGCCAAAATGATGGGTGGTGGTCTTTGGATTTGGAAAGAGCCGGAAAATGGACATAAATATGTTATGGGTGTTGACGTATCTCGAGGAGATTCTGAAGATTTCTCAAGTATTGAAATAATCGATTTTGATGCTCGTGAACAAGTGTTAGAGTATGTTGGTAAAATCCCACCAGATGTATTGGCAGAAATTGCGTATAAATGGGGAACCATGTATAGTGCTTTTTGTGTTGTTGATTTAACAGGGGGTATGGGAGTTGCAACTGCAAGAAAACTTCAAGAAATGAATTACCAAGGTGGATTATATGTCGATGGTGTTGATATGACCAATAAATGGAAATACGACCCAAAGATAAATGAAAAAATACCGGGGATTAACTTTAACTCCAAAAGGGTTCAAATTATAGCATCGTTTGAAGAGGCAATGAGACATAAGTTTAGAATCTATTCAAGTCGTTTATATAATGAAATGAATACATTTGTTTATATCAATGGACGACCTGACCACCAAAAAATGCATCACGATGATTGTATTATGAGTATTGCTATGGCAATATATGTCGCTGAGAAATCATTCCAATCATTAGAAAAAGTCACTAATCACACAAGAGCAATGTTAAATTCTTGGTCGACAGCGGTGACAGAAAATAAAAACTCCTCGGAATTCTTTAACCCAATGGTTCCTCAAATGGGTAGACAACAACCAATAAATCAGGGTCCGACTAGAGAAGATTACCAAAAATACGGATGGTTATTTGGTGGGTAATACTATTTATATTACTGAGGAAATAAGTAAATTTAAATCATGAGCGAACAACAAAATAATATGACGGTATGGCAGAGATTATCCCAAACATTTGGGCCTAATTCTCAATTAAATCAAGATTATCCAACTTTTAAGTTTGATAAAAAGGAATTACTACGTACCAAAAGTAAAGAAGAATACGAGAAAGAAAAGTTACAGGCGCAACAAACCTTTTATTTAACCAATCAATGGGCAAAAGTTGAGAATAATTTATATTCTCAGGCAATCTATTATGAACCGTCAAGATTATCAGCACAATACGATTATGAGTCGATGGAATATACTCCTGAAATATCAGCAGCATTAGACATCTATGCCGAAGAATCAACCACAACAAATGAGGATGGATTCATATTACAAATTTATTCTGAATCAAAAAGAATAAAAGGGGTATTAGCCGATTTATTTAATAACTCACTTGATATTAACACCAACCTTCCAATGTGGACAAGAAACACTTGTAAGTACGGTGACAACTTTATTTTCTTAAAATTAGACCCAGAAAAAGGAATTGTCGGGGTTCAACAATTACCAACAATCGAAATTGAAAGACATGAAGTTGGAGTAAGTGCAAAAATCTCAACTGATATAACTAAAGAACTGGATAAAGACAAAAAATCTCTTCATTTTACTTGGAAGAACAAAAATATGGAATTTCAATCATGGGAGATTGGTCATTTTAGGTTATTAGGTGATGACCGAAAACTTCCTTATGGTACTTCTATGTTAGAAAAGGCTAGAAGAATTTGGAAACAATTATTATTATCAGAAGATGCGATGTTAATTTATAGAACATCAAGAGCACCTGAAAGAAGAATGTTTAAAGTATTCGTAGGTAATATGAATGATGATGATGTTGAAGCATACGTACAAAGAGTCGCAAATAAATTTAAAAGAGAACAAGTTGTAGATAATAAAACAGGTAATGTTGACATGAGGTTTAACCAAATGGCGGTGGACCAAGATTATTTTATTCCTGTTAGAGACCCTTCAGCTCCAGACCCAATTACAACATTACCGGGAGCGACAAATCTTTCCGAAATTGCCGATATTGAATATATTCAAAAGAAATTATTAACCGCACTTCGTGTACCTAAAGCATTTTTAGGGTTTGAAGAAGTCGTTGGAGATGGTAAAAATTTATCTTTACAGGATATTCGTTTTGCAAGAACAATTAATAGAATCCAAAAAAGTATGGTTGCTGAATTAAATAAAATTGCAATCGTTCATTTATTTTTATTAGGGTTTGAAGATGAATTAGATAATTTCACATTAGGGTTAAGTAATCCATCAACCCAAGCCGATTTATTAAAAATTGACGTTTGGAAAGAAAAAGTTTTATTATACAAAGATTTAGTTGCCGACCCAGGAAATGGTATTCAAGCAACTTCAGCAACATGGGCTAAAAAACATATCTTTGGATGGTCAGATGAAGAAGTTCGTTTAGATTTACAACAACAAAGAATTGAAAGAGCGGTAGGAGAAGAACTTAAGGCAACTGCAACGGTTATTACTAAAACAGGTTTATTTGATAATATTGATAAACTTTATGGTAGTGCCTCAGGAGGAACCCAAACGGCATCAACTGAAACATCTGAACCACCTTCATCATTTGGTGGAGGAGGATTTGAAACCGCTGATTTAGGTGGAGAAGAATTACCACCAGCGGAAGAAGAAACAGTTCCACCTCCACCAGCTGGAGGAGAAGCAGAAATAACCCCTGAATCTCGAATTAATAATTTAAATATGTTGGTTGAAAATAACTTAATAGAAGGGGCTCAAATGATTAATTTAGGTCACGGACAAGAATCTTTAGGAGAAATTTCAAAAGAATTGGATAAGTTACTAAATTCCTAATATTTATTTAATAAAATTAAGTGTAATGACCTTCGGAAACCTAAAATCCATAATCGAAAAAAATCTACTTGAGTCATATAATGACGAGAAAGATTTTAAAAAATCTCTAAGAGAATTCAAACATAATGTTTTGAATAATAAATCTATGTCAAAAGCCTACGCTTTATATGACCAATTAAGTACGCCTCAAGGTTTATCTGAACAGGATGCTAAAGAATTCTTAGAAGAAGGTATTAATCTGTTACATAAAATTTTACCGACAATAAAATTACCTAAATCATTACTTGAATCCGTTAAAAATAATTACGAGGATTTAGACACTTTAGTTTACACTACTAACTTAGATTTATTAGAAAGATTAACAATTAAAAAACAAATAATTAATGTTTTAAAAGAAAATAAAAAAGTTGTTAAAGAATCAATTAATATACCAATTAAATCGATGGTTAGTATTGCCAACCAAACATTAAGAGGATATATAGATAATTTGGACGAAACATCTAAAAAAGAATTTTTCCAACTAATATCTGAAGATACTAAAACACTTGAAAGTAAATTTGAAGTTTTACGTGAGACCACTATTAATAAATTAAAAGTAATTTTAGAAAAAGAACAAGAGTTTGAAATAAAAACAAAAATATCTGAAACAATCGATAGATTAGGAAATGAAACGTTTGACCAAATGAATTTCCTAAAACTTAAAAGTTTAGAAGAATCTATTTAATTTAACATATTTTATAAAAATAAAAAAAGTGTTTCTACTATTCAATTAGTAAAAACACTTTTTTTTTTTGACATTAATCATAATTTAACGTATATTTTCATTATAATCAATAAACATTTATAATGAAAAACATTAATGAAAAAAGGAAAAAGTGTAAAATTAAATTTATACAATCCAATTAAATCGGTCTACGGGACAGTAGATTCGAAAAATTTAAAATCAATATACATAAACATCCAATCATGGGTCAACCCCAAAGATGAATATGATAATTGGAATCGGATAGTTTCTAATTTAGGGAGAGAAATAAAACATTCCGTCTATAAATCAATTAATACTGACATTTTCCAAGATAAAAGTATTGTCGATTTAGACCTAAGAACAAGTGGAATTTCCCACGGAAAAAAATCATTTTTTAATTTAGAAATAAATTTATATACTACGAATGAATTTGATTTTAAATCCGTAGAAATTAAAAATTCTGTGAAAAATATAGTCCAATCAATTTTTACTAATAACGTAACCACCAATAAATATTTTGAATTTTCTACCACAAAAAAAGAGGAATCCTTGTAAAGTATCATAATTGATATATTTATCTTAAAAAGAATTAATGAAACAATTAAGAATATTAGAAGCAACTGAAATAGGACATGGTATATTAGTTGAAGCGGATGCTGGTTGGGTATCACCTAAAGACAAACATAATGAAAAAGTTTTACGAGAAGCTAAAGAGATGGATTATAGAAACCCATTTGAATTTTATGCTGTTTTACAAAAATACGACACACCAAATAGAAATGGTCGTTCATACCCTGAAAAAATATTAAGAAGAGAAGCTGACAATTATAAAAAAACAATTGATAAAGGTCTATCAACATCCGAATTAAATCACCCTGAATCATCTTTAATTGATTTAGACCGAGTATCTCATATTATCACTGAAATATGGTGGGACCGAAATATTTTGATGGGTAAACTAAAATTATTAACTTCTCCGGGTTTTCATGAAACAGGTGTCGTATCAACAAAAGGTGATATTGCAGCAAACTTAATGAGACAAGGTGTGACTTTAGGTATCTCATCTAGGGGAGTGGGGTCATTAAAAAAAGTTGGGGAAAGAAATGAAGTTCAAGAAGATTTTGAATTAATCTGTTTTGATTTAGTTTCTTCACCGTCAACACCGGGAGCTTATCTATTTTCAAATGCCGATGATAGAGAAAAATATGAGGAAAATTTGGACGAAGAAAAAAAATACAAACAAAAAGACGATTATATTGAGAAGTCAGTTGACTTAATGAAAAAATTAAACGACTTTTTAGGAAAATAAAAAACACATGGAAGAAAAGTATTTCGTAGCAAAAATTCAGTATGACTTACCTGATGAGAATACAGGTAAAATTAGAAAAATCAGAGAAGAGAAACTTGTAGAAGGGTATTCAGTAACAGATGTTGAAGCCAAGGTCACAAAAAAATATGAGGGGTTCACACACGAGTGGAGAATTACTTCAGTCTCTGAAAGTAAAATTGATGAAGTCATCCAATAACTAAATCAGTTATTAGTGAAATAAAAATGGTCATATTAAACCACTTTTATTTTACGTAAATTAAAGTTTATTTTATCTATTAGTTAGATAAAATAAACTTTTTTTGTTTTTGGTAATATTTATAATGAAAATAACAATAATTTTTCATGCAAGAAAATAACAAATTAGTACAGGAGGCTCTTATTCAAATGAAACAAGTTGAAGAAGCGATAGCCGAAAATGCAAAAGGAATACTTGCTTCAACTATGAAGGAAGAAATCAATCAGCTAGTAAAAGAATCTCTTTCTGAACAAGATTTAGAAGATGACGAGATTGACTTAGATTTAGATGTGGATGATGATATGGATTCTGATGAAGAAGACATTGATTTTGATGCTGATATTGATAATGAAGACGAAGATGAAATGGACATGGATTTTGACATGGACATGGATTCTGAAGAAAGTCCAATTGATTTAAGAGGAGCCTCTGATGAGGAAATTCTTAAAGTCTTTAAAGCTATGGGTGAAAAAGATGGTATTATCGTTCAAAAAGATGGTAATGACATTCATTTAACCGATAACGATAATGACTCTGAGTATCTTGTTAAACTTGGTGAATCTGAAGAAGAAGAGGAAATGTTAGACGAAGAGGATGACATGGAATTTGATTTTGAAGAATTAGGTGAAATGGACGACCAAACTACAGATGACGTACTTGATGCGATTTTTGCAGGTGGTAGTACTAATGACATCGATTTAGACCAAGATGATGAAGAAGAAATTATGTTTGAAATTGAATTTGAAGACGACGATGAAGAAGATTTTATCGAAGAACAAGAAGACGATGATGACGATGATGACGAAGAAGAGGAAGACTTAGAAGAGTCTTACAATCTAAGAAGAGCTGTGAGAGAAGCAAAATCAACAATTAAACCTAAAGGTGT